ACTCAATAAGGCCTATGTTCAAGTTAGCTACGCTGGTTTTAGAGCTTATGCTCTCCATGTTGGCGAAGGAAAGTTCTTAAGTGTAGCACATTGTTTTGATGGAGTTGGAAGATCGCTGGTGTTACTCAGTGATGGTAAAAGTTATCCGGGTGTAGTTGTGTCTATTACTAGAGAGCGCGACCTGTCAATTATTTATTGCAAGGAACTTTCAAATTTAAGATCTGCTAGAAGTGCCTTCGTTAGAGACTCGTCAGATTTAACCCTTGGGGGTTATTTTATGCGTTGTGGACCGTCTGTTACTATTGTTGCTGGGAATATAGAATATAGAGAATATCAAGAATTTATTGATGGGTCATGTAGCAATGAATATTATAGACCTAGTATGGAAGTCTTAAAACTTAGGAGAGTAGGATTGGTTGTTACAGAAACAATAAAGAAAGGTGATTGTGGATTCCCTTTTGTAGCTAGAATACATGGAACAATGCGCATAATTGGTATACATAATGCCTATAAGACACATACGGTTGTATTCGGCTCATTTATATCCCAACCATTGATAGACGAACTTTGTTCTGTTGTTGTACCTAATGCCGATGTGCCATCCACCGCTGTTGTAGTTAAAGTCCCTATAATTAGGGATCATACTGGTGGTGGTTATGTAGAAATGTCTATGCCCATGGAGTATGCCCAAGAATTTAAGAAATGTATCACTCCCGACCCTTATATGCCAAGAGATTCTGGATTAACATCAATAGGGTTTAATCTTAAATTTAAGAACTACAACCGCATGAAGGAGAAGCATTATACCCATGAGTTGCAATTGGAAAATGAAAATACATGTTTACCAGCCGCCTTCTCCAACCGTTATATCACAGATACTTCTGAACTAGTTGAAAATGGTTATGGGCAACCTGACCCTTTGTGGACTCAAGCCTGTAAGTATGGTAGAAGAAATAAAACGTATGACAAGCATGTTTTCCGTCATGCTGTGGAGATGGCCCTGGATTATAACCGAATGACTTACTGTGCAGATAAGCCTTTCAAGTTTTTAACGGAATTTGAAGCGCTAAATGGAAGAACAGAACCTTTCCTATCTAACGTTGATATTTCTACTAGTGCAGGACCGTATGCTAAATATTTTCATAATATATACACAAAACGTGAAATATTAGATACAGAATTAGCTGATGGAAAACCAATTTAC